CTTTTCGGGGTCTCTTCTGGGATGGTCTCCCAAGGGTTGGAGGCTTTCGCCCCCACTCCCTTACTAAACCCGTTCGGAGGTACCATGGACAAAACCATGGCCACCGTGATGATAATTCTTATCATCACCGTTGCTACCTTATTAGGTAGCGTCGCGCCGTACGTGCGCAGTTGATCCTATGACTTCGGGTTCGAAAACGGTGGGCAGTCTGTCCACCTCAGGTCCGTACTACGCTAAAACGTGGTCCGGCACTGATTCTCCCCCTCAGTCAAAGCAAAAGCCTCCTCGACTTCCCGATACCGTCTACACCGCACTCGTGCGGAATAAGAAAGGTCAGGTTGTAGAGGTGCTTCGCCGCCATAAAGGCCGGATTGATCGTCCCCGAAAACGCGCGCGGAGTTTAACTCCTCACGACTATTCGGCGACTATCATCGACCGTTATATTAGCGATATTGCTTACTATCGTGCAACGGATCCCCCTGGTAGCCCGTGGTTTACTCGAAAGAGTAATACGCCGTTGGCTTCTGTTTCCGGGGACCTCACTTTCGGTGCGAACGAGGTCATTTCCATCATCTCCGATTTGAAATCTCGGATAAATGGTGGCGCTGACTTCGACGCTTCCGTTTTTCTTGGGACAGGTCATCAGTCCCTTCAGACTATTAGTGAGGCTGCCATTAAGATTGCCCAGGCCCTTCGGGACCTGCGGAAAGGGAGGATATCCGACGCAGCTCGCACCCTCACGGGTACGGCCCGCGGCCCCTCCCACCGCCCTGTACGGTCGGATCGTGCACTCTCCCAAGAGTGGCTCGGCCTTCAGTACGGGTGGCTTCCTCTCGTTAAGGATATGTACGAGAGTGGGACGTTTCTTGCGTCCCTTCTTAATGATCCGTTTGTGTTTAGAGTCCGCGTCCGGAAGCGAAAACGCTCCCGGGTAATTACCGGACCCGATAACGGGTCCGGTAACGCGGAGGCGCGCTGGTCTGATTCGGACGCTTTTGCGACCTACCAGATTCTGGCGCTCCTCTCTGAGTCCCCGTCTAATGTCTTTCGATTAGGGTTGACGAACCCGGCGAATCTCGCTTGGGAACTTCTTCCTTGGTCGTTTGTCATTGACTGGGCGGTCCCGATTGGGGATTACCTAAATGCTAGAGGCGTTGCCTCCTCGCTTAAAGGTACCTTTATCTCGACCCAGACCTCTAAACTATCTGCGTCTGGCGTCTCCACCGGGGTTCTCTCCGGTGGGGTCGCTTACCTCCGGGCCCTTGGGCCCTGTAGGTGCACGCAGATCTCGATAGTTAGGACTGTTTCCACGACGCTTGCTGTCCCCTCCCCAACATTTAAACCGTTGGATAGGGTTGCGTCATGGAGGCACTGCGCTAACGCTCTGGCTTTGCTCGGAGCGTCCAAACAGGCTGTTCGTTTTTGAGCAGCTCCTTTAACTGCCCTTAGTGGCCCTCGGGCTTTCCGACCCCGAGGTTTTAATCGGAGAACACCATGTCCGCAATTGCGAACTTGGTCGCCTATGATGGCGCCTCAACCCCCGTGCAGCACACCTTCGTCGCTGGATCCGTCGTCCGAGAGGCCGACGGTTCTATTACTGCTAACTGGAAAGAGGCCGTTACCACGGTCCCTGACGCAGCGCAGGGTAAGGTCACAATGAACCTTACGCGACAAAAGAGTGGGCTTTATCGGGTCACAACGCGTGTCGAGATCCCAGTTATGGAATCTATCTCAGGCGCGAACTCGTCCGGTTATACGGCGGCCCCGAAAGTGGCCTACGTAAATACCGTTACCACTACTGGTTACTTCAGCGAACGCTCGACTATTGCCGAGCGCCGCTTGGTGCGCCAGTTAGCGGTAAACATCGACAACGGAGTTTTGACTTCCGTTGCTCCGGTGACGACGGGTCCTGTTGCAGAACTTTTTGATCTGCTGACAGCTCCAGCGTAAGCTGGGGCGCCCGACCCCGAGACATCTCTTTAAGGAGACTATTGTATGGAGATTTTAAACTCCTGGGTCAGTGAGTTCACAGATGTGGACTCCCTGAGAATCCTTGTGGGATTCGCACTCCGGCATGCTGAACGTGCATCTGAACCTTTATTGATAGAGGTTCTCTCTTCGGCCCAGCGCAAACTGGGTTCCGGAGCGTTCCCTCGTGAAGAGCTTAAAAGACTCGTTCACTGGGAGGTTGCGTACTCGGATGGTGATTCACCTTCTCGTCTTGTCCAATTGCGCCAGGCACTCGCGTTCTTTCAAAAACTTGAGTTCCTGGACATTGGCATCGACAAGGAGCTGGTCGCATTCGAGAAATTCGTTCAGTCCGAGCGATTATGTCGTGAGACTAACGAGCTCTTTACACTGTGGTCCAAGGGGCGACTAACCTTTCCCCGCGGCGTCGACTCCGTATTTCACGGAGCGGCGAAAATAATCGCACGTGTATTAGGGCCCGTTCCGCAACTCTCCGAGCTGCGATATCGTTTCGGTCCGGGGGCTACGACCGCCACAAAGCGACGGGTTGCTTCCGTTAGACGGAAGTTGTCCGCCGATATTACTTGTAGTGAAAACCTCCTTCCTGCCGCTTCGGCGGTATTGGAACAAATGCCCGGATGGTTGACCCGTTATACTGGGTCAGAGGATTGGGCCTCAGTCCCCGTGACTGTTACTGCGGGGATCCTGAGTTTCGTCCCGAAAAGCGCAAAGACTTTCAGGTCTGTTGTCACCGAGCCGGTTTTAAATGGCTTGGGACAGCTCGCCCTTGGCGACTTAGTCGCTGAACGTCTGCGGCGCTTTGGTGTCGACACTCGCGACCAGACTCTAAACCAGAGGCTGGCCCGCGAGGGGTCGTTAACTGGCGCTTTAGCAACGCTAGACCTTAGTTCTGCGTCCGATACTATCTCAAGAGAG